TTGGCCTTCTTGATTAAGAGCAAGTTTGATGAGCTGAACCGGCTCGGCATCCTGCTCAATCGGACGCGCGAGGAAGTCGCGCGGGATCACGTCACACGGCGAGAAGTGGACGATCGGTTTGACAAGTTTTTGAGCCATGTGGACCAGCGGTTCAACCGCCTGGAAGCAAAACTGGACGAAATCCGAAAGGCAGGGTAATCCGATGATGGGCAAGATGAAGATGGTCAAAAAAGGCGGCAAGATGGTGCCTTCTTTCGCGGCCGATGGCGTGGGCAAGATGAAAAAGGGCGGCATGGCGGACAAGATGGGCCGTGCCATGAAGACCAAGACCGCTGATGCACGCGGTCGCGCAATGAAGAAGGGGAAATAATCATGGCCGGACGTGGAATGGGCTGCGCGACGCGTGGCGGTGGGGCCGTGGAGAGCGGTCCAGCCAACAAGATGGTCTCTGAGACCAGCAAAAAGACGGGTCCTGTGATGATGTCCAAGGGCGGCGCGATCAATCAGCACAAGCGCATGGCCATGGGCAAGAAAGTCAAGGGCTACATGGGCGGTGGGATGGCCAAAGGCTACATGGGCGGTGGGATGGTCAAGGGCTATCGCAAAGGCGGGATGTGCTCCTAAATGGCCACCTCTGGCACCACTGACTTCAACCTGTCGATTGACGACCTTGTTGAAGAGGCGTTTGAGCGTTGCGGCATGCGGCCGCAGAGCGGATATCAGCTCAGTACCGCACGTCGCTCGCTCAATCTGCTCTTCTTGGACTGGGCCAATCGTGGCTTGAACCTTTGGACCATTGAGCAGGCGACGTATTCGTTGACGCAGGGTGTCAACGAGATCACGTTGCCGACCGACACGGTGAACGTGTTGGAGGCGATCATTCGCCAAAACAGCCAGGGCACCAACACTGACGTCTACATCGAGCGCATCAGCCGCGAGGACTGGCTGAACGTCCCGAACAAGACCTCGGAGGCGCGTCCCGCGCAGTTTTACGTGCAGCGTACAAACGTGCCGAAGGTCTTTTTCTATCCCGCAGCGGATCAGAACTACACCTTCGTGTACTACCGCATCCGTCGCATCCAGGATGCGGGGGATTACACGAACACGGCGGACGTGAACTTCAGGTTCTTGCCTTGTTTGGCCTCGGGCCTCGCGTATTACCTGTCGCTAAAGTTCGCGCCGGAGCGTTCGGCTGCGATGAAGGCCATTTACGACGAGGATTTCCAGCGGGCGGCCTTGGAAGACCGGGACACTGCCAGTGTGCAGTTCGTGCCGGACTTAGGGGTGTGAAGTGGCCTATGCAACCGGCAAGTACTCTCTTGCGCTCTGTGACTTCTGCGGACAGCGGTATCCGTACAACACCTTGCGCAAGAACTGGGAAGGCTACATGGTCTGCCCAGACGACTACGAGCCCAAGGAGCCGCAGCTCGAGCCGCTTCGTTATCGCGGAGATGCGATCGCGTTGCGTGATCCTCGGCCCGATCGTATCGAGCCGGTGTCCGTGTTCGTGGGTGCGCCAGGCTTTACAGCGTTTCAGAGCTTTGGCAGTGCGCGCGGCACTAACGACATGCGGCCTTATGTGCAAGGCCAAGCGCTCATTGCCTTGGGTTCCGTTGGGTCTGTCACAGTGAGCACGTCATGACCTACGATGAGCTGGTCACCAACATTCGCAACTACACCGAAGTGGGGAGCAACGTCTTCACGAGCTCGGTGATCAACACGTTCATCACGATGGCGGAGAACCAGATTCTTCGCGAGATTGATTTGGACGTGTTCAAGCAAGAAGTCTCGGGGAATCTGACGCAGGGCAACAAGTTTTTGACCGCGCCCACCGACATCCTGACGCATCGGTACTTGATGATCACGGTCAGCGGGGACCAAGTGTTCTTGGATTTCCGCGACACGTCGTTCATGAAGGAATACTGGCCCGATGGGTCGGCCACGGGCGTGCCGAAGTACTACTCGGTGTGGGATCAAAGCACGTTCTACGTTGCGCCGACGCCCAACTCTGGCTACACGGCCGAGCTTGGCTACATCTACCGGCCGCCACAGCTCTCTTCGACGAATACGACGACCTGGGTGAGCACGAACGCGCCGGAAGCGCTCTTGTATGCCTGCTTGATTCAGGCGTACAGCTACACCAAGGGCCCTGGTGAGATGTTGAATTACTTCAAGGGCGCGTACAAAGAAGCGTTGCAGGGCCTGGGCATCGAGCAGCAGGGCCGTCGTCGCCGCGACGAGTACCGTGATGGCATGATTCGTATTCCCGTCAAGTCGGAGTCTCCTGGGCCATGATCAGCGTATCTTCTCCCGTGATGGTAGGTGGGGTGCAGGTTGTCACCACGCAGGCGCGCGGGTGGTCTGTAGACGAACTGGCGCAGCGCGCGGCCGACAAGATCATTTACGTTGGGGATCAGTCGCACCCGGCGGTGCGTGAGCAGGCGAGGGCTTTTAAGGAAGCCGTGAAACACGTGGTTTCCTTCTATCTGAAGGAAGCTGTTGAGCAAGACCGAGCAACGATTGCGCAGCGCCTTCATGAGGCAGGGCATCCTGAGCTGGTCCATCTGTTAGGAGAGTAGCTATGGCGTTCTCGGGCAATTTCATGTGCACCAGCTTTAAGGTCGAGCTGATGAGGGCCGTGCACAACTTCACGACCAGCACTGGCAACACGTTCAAGCTGGCGCTTTACGACAACACGCCGTCGTTTACTGCTGCGACCACGGCGTACACGGCCTCAGGCGAGGTCAGTGCCTCAGGCACGTACTCGGCGGGCGGTGGTGCGTTGACCAACGTGACGCCCACGAGCTCGGGGACGACTGCCTTCACGGACTTCGCGGACCTGTCGTTTACGAGTGCGACGATCACGGCCTATGGCGCGATGATCTACAACGACTCGGCGGCGGGCGACCCGTCGGTCTGTATTCTGGACTTTGGCGGGGCGAAGACCTCGACCAACGGCACGTTCACGATCATCTTCCCGACGGCGGATGCAAGTTCGGCGATTATTCGGATAAGTTGACATGCCGTGGAAACCTTTTTCGAGCTGACTTACCTGGGAGAGGCTGGGGTAAATCGTCACCAAAAGTTGCAGTGGCGAATGCGCTGTAGCTGTGGAAAAGAAACCACTGTCATAGCTTCCCGTGTTCGAGCAGGGAAGACCAAATCCTGCGGCCATTTACGTGCGCTTGGGCTCAACAAGAGGCATGGTCAAAGACGCACAAGGCTTTACTCGATCTGGTGCAACATGCGGGCAAGGTGCAACAATGCTCTACACCCGGCCTATAAAAACTATGGCGGTCGGGGGATCAGAGTCCATCCGCTTTGGGAGGATTTTCTCACGTTCGCGGACGATGTTGGTCCGCCCCCGACGCCAACGGCTACGCTGGATAGAATCGACAATGAACTCGGGTATTTTCCGGGCAATGTTCGATGGGTGGGGCGTCAAGTCCAGTCTAGAAATACTCGCCAGAATAGGTGGATTACAATTGGACACGAAACCCACTGCCTTAAAGACTGGTGCGCACGGCTAGGCATTGCACCAGCGTCCGTTTACCGGCGTGTAAAACAGGGGGAGTCTTTTGAGTCCGCTATTCTTCGGCCAAAGGTCGCCCGTTTTCAGCGGATTCTAAATGGCTGATGCAACCGTTGCGTTCCAAGGGTGGAATGCTTCCGGCGTAGGCTGGGGTGACGATCCGTGGGGCGAGAGCCTTGCGGCTCTTCCCACTGGCACGGGCGAGGTCGGATCGGTTGCAACGACGGGTGATGCAAATGTCACCCTGGTAGGCGTCTCTGCGAGCGCCTTGTTGGGCCAGGTCGCCGTCACGGGCGACGCGAACGTAGCGGTTACTGGCGTGTCGGCCACAGGGGCGGTCGGCACCGTTGCGGTCACGGGCGACGCCAATGTTCTTCCGACAGGGGTAGAAGCCACGGGCGCTGTGGGCAGCGTCACGATTGCGGCTGACGCCAACGTACTGGTGACGGGCGTCGTAGGCACGACGCAGCTCGGTCAAGTGACGGTGACGGCCGGCGCGGATGTGTCGGTCACAGGTGTATCGGCTGCCGGCGCGGTGGGCAGCGTTGCGGTGACGGGCGACGCCAACGTGTTGGTGACGGGCGTTGTAGGCACGATGCAGTTGGGCAACGTCACGGTTGCGGCCAATGCAGATGTGCTGGTGACTGGGGTATCTGCGACGGGCTTTGTTGGGTCGGTTGCGACGACGGCCAATGCAGATGTGCTGGTGACGGGCGTCGCTGCTACTGGAACCGTGGGCACGGTCACAATTAGTGGCCAGGGCAACGTCACGGTCACAGGCTTGCAGGCCACGGGGTCCGTGGGCAGTGTGACGGTGGCCGCGAACGCGGACGTGTTGGTGACGGGCGTATCGGCCACGGCGCTTTTGACGCCGGTACTGGTTTGGAGTGTGATCAATGATGATCAGACGCCGAACTGGCAGGGGGTCAGCGATTCACAGACGCCTGGGTGGGCTGCGGTGGATGACAGTCAGACGCCTGGGTGGCAGAATGTTGGCAGTGCACAGTCTCCGGGCTGGGTAGCTGTCGTTGACGGCAATACGGTGGTCTGGACGCAG